GTCAATCCAGGCATAGCCAAGATGTTCGTTGTTCAGCACAGGCACAAACTCCTGGTCAACCACACACACCCAGGTGTGGTATTCAAATATACCATCTGCTGATGTGAATTTTTCCAAGGGCATGAGTCTGGTGTAGGCAGGAAAACTGCCCAGTTCCTCCACACACTCACGTTCCATGCCGCCCAGCAAGGTCTCGCCTGTTTCTATTTTGCCACCAGGCAATCCCCAGGATCCAGGATGTTTAGAGTCGTTGCGCAACAGGTACAAGTATCTGCCAGTGGCCTGGCTCAGAAACCATACACCTACTGCTTTCACAGTACTAGGCTCCACGTGCCTCCTGGATAGATACCTTGATATGATTTTATCCACATTTCACCAGTCCATTCGTACTGTGTGCCTGTGGTGATGTGTGTGACGTACTGTACAGTAGTGGCATTAGCAGACACAAACACAATACGCCAACGGGTGCCATTCCATTCAATGATGTCATTGGCCATGGCAACCAACGGCTGTCCAAGATCGCCCACCCAGCCCGCAGGGTTTGCAGAGTTATTGTAATTGCCAGTTGAATCCGTTAACAAATAACGTTGTCCCAGTGCCGGAGCAGGCAACCCATCGTTGGGCGCACTAACCAGTGGATTAATGATTGCTGTGATAGGAGCAAGTGTGTTTTGTGGGGCAGTATCCTGATCCACATTGAACAACACCAGTCGGTCATCATTGGGGTCAATAACAATAGTACCAATAATGGGATTGGCAGTGTCCTCAGTGGTAGGAGGATTGTTTAGTCGTATTTGACTAATGCCCGGCCGTAAGGTGCCATACGCATTGATCACTGCAGGCCATAGCAATGGCGAGTCGCCAACAATGGCAGTGGGATCTAGGTCTTCGTAGCTGCCATTGGGTACCACTACAGGATTGTTTAAAATCTGAATCTTGTTTTCGATCACAACCAATTTGTACATCCACGGTGTAAACATCTGTCTTGTGCCCAGCAACAAGTCGTTTTGTATGATGGCATCCACAAAGTCGCCCCGAGCATCGTACATGCTTGCAACAATACGTTCAATGACACCCAGTTTCTTGACTTTAGCAGGCGGGCTGATCCAGATTGGTAGTGTAAACTTTAGTGTGGCAATGTCAATGGGATTTTCTGTGCCCATGGGAATGGTTCTAGAAGTCCATTGGGTTGATTCCAATTCCACAACACTGAGTGATGTCCAGTCTAAAAAGTTGTCTGTGCTCTGTACTTCCAAGCTGGGATTGAACAGTGTCAGTATCTGCTCCAACAACTGCATCTTTTGGTTGGTATTTGACGTCCAAATGTCCAGGGCTATTGTCAGCTTGTATGGCACAGGCATCAGTCGTTCAACTGTGAATGCATTGCCTTGTGTGGTTTCGTAACTCTCGGTTGCCGAATCGTAAGTGCGTTGACGAACCACAGTGCGTTGCACATGATATGGTTCCTGCATTCTAGGACGATCATAGTCCAGCCCGGTGATGTAAAAAGTCATCAGCGGAGTAGATGGCATGGAGTTGGCAGAGTTATCCTGAATGATAGTCTGCGCTTGCCGACTTGCATCGCCATATCTAATAGGCACACGTATCAAGGCCGCCAAATTGGGATTTTCAGATTCACGCCCGTACTCTACCTGGAATCCAGAAAAGATTCTAGTGAACTGTAATAGAAAGCGACGTATTTGTTCGTCGTAAAAAAATTGTTGCATTATTAACTCGATTTCTGTCCAGGTCTTGTGTCAGGGAATGGTTTAGCAGGCTTGTTGCCGTTTTGATCACCATTGTCTGCACGTGGTCTAAGCAACTCGCTCAAACTCTGACGACTTGGAATGTTACCAAGATCTGTTGTTGGTACAGTGTATGTATTGTTAACAAAGCTGGACCGCAAAGTATCATTGGTTGACCCGTTGTTGAGATCTGTTCTAACATTCTCAGAAATTTTATACCAACGCTTGCCATCGTAACGGAACATGCGATTTGGGAAGTAATCCAATCTCAATGCATAATCTCCAGCCACTGCATTTAGTGGGAAGCTGACACCAGCAGTGACAGGCAAGCCATTGGGTGCATGTGCATCACCGGTCAGGTAACCCGAAGTCCAGCCAAAACCATCTGGTGTAACATTCATGCCGCCTTGTGTGCCATCCACTGTGGTGCCATCCACCGTGGTCAATGAGTTGGGATTGGCAGGTTGACCGTCCAACAGAGTAGGCACAACATACAAGGGTTTGTTGTCATAACCAGATTTTGGAACCTCAACATCAGCCTGTGCAAGGATAGCATCATTGATTTGATAATCTTTTTGTCTTGTGCCTTGTTTGTCGCTGATGGTAGGTGGAGTGTACTCACGCCAGTAATCGGTATTGGTAATCGGTGTACCAGCAGGTGTGTTAATTTTGGCCTGATAATATACATCACCGGCATTGACAATAGCGCCTGCAGGGTAAAAATCACTTGGATCCCAAATGTACTCGGCCACAAATGGTTTGTCTGTGATTGAATTGTATTCTTGTGCGTCAGTTAACGGTGTTGCTTTCACACGCCACAAGTGCGGCAACCAAGTTTGGCTGAAACCTTCACTTGCAAATGCCGCATCTTGAATCACATAATACTTGGGCAACGATCTACTTAGGTCCTTGTTCAAGGGATTGTAGTCTCGCAAGTTTGGAACTTCAAGTACATCACCACTCATGAGCTTGCGACCAAATGTGTCAATCATGTCATTGTAATGGAATGTGATAAACAAGGTATCGTTGTTTAAAAACAATCCAAATTGGCTCAAGTCAAAGTCAATGTCTTGTGCATTGTAAACGCCACGCATGACATAGATGTCGTCGTCATACACACGATCTCGGTTCTCGAGCAACAGCAAGTCTTGAATGTTCATGGGGTTGAGTTCGTCGTAAACTGGCTGAGTAGCATCACCGTTGCCGCTGAGCACAGAATCCTCGCCGCCAGTTTGTGGACCCAGGTACTTGTGGACAAAGAGGTCTAATCCGCCAACAGTGTACATTTCACTGATTGTGCGGTCCAGAAATTGATAATCTCTAGTGCGATTGGGACGGTATAGGCTTAAACGTGGCATAATGTTATTTATAGCTTTTTGGTTGACTGAATATTCCCAAACTGCTATAATTAGGGCTTAACAACAACGGGAGCCACTATGCTTACAGATGCACAAAGCGCACAAATTAATAATACTGAAGTATACACTTTAGATTATGAGGCAGAAGCCCTGCAAAGCTACCGGGACACAGGCGAGGACCTCATGGACGAGCTTGAGGTACGTGCCACTAATGTTATTTTGGAGCAGACAGCATGGGACGCTCGCGAGGACCTGGGCGGCATCACAGTTTACTTTCGAGATAGTACTTTAGTAGCATTTTACGATTACGAGCAGTTTCGCGGTACTGTGTTCTAAAAACAACACTTTTAGCGGGATTGACATAAAACTCAATCCCTGCTATAATACATACTTGTTCACAACAGGAGCAAATATGAAAGCCGCAAACTTTTTAACAAAGTACACCGGACCAAAAGGCAAGGGTTTTATACAGCCCTACGACAAAGTAAAAGCCACAGAAAAGTGGGTGGAGTACGCTCTTGACATTGTAGACATGAGCCGTATAATAATGACAGTGGACTTTAACACAAAATGGAAACTGGCAGAGGCACTGGAAGTAGCCGAGCGCAAAAAAGCCTGGATGTACAAGCACAAAAATTTTGATGTTAAACGTGCCGCAAAACTTTTTGACGCTGTCAAACACTTGCCCAAAACTAAGTAAGGAATATTATGATTGCAACCAAGCCCGTCAAACCCCTAAACCCACGTAGTGCGGATACCAATGCCATGGGCATGGAGCCCACTTGGCGGGTGCAACCTACAGAAGGCCGCGTGAGTGCCTTTAGTCATGCGTTCTCTTGGTACAACTACTTTTATGGTAAAAAAGATGCCCGTGAGATGATTGTAAACTATCTGGAAACACATGGCCGTAAGGACGATGTGCGCACTCTCAAACGCATTCCGGACAGCTCAATCCGACTCACAACAGGTTGGCTGTGCCGCATGAGCATGGTAGGACTAGAACTTACCGAGCACGAACAGATCAAATTGGATAACTTGCTTAAAGAGATCTTGGAATCCAAGCAGGATGAAGAAGCAGTGGTAGCACCTGCGGATGATTCAGTGCCAAAAATTACAATCCAAGATAGACTCCGGGAAAAGGTATCAGAGTGTGCAGGTGAACTAGACGGCTTGTTTGACGAGTTCATTGCGTCAGGTGCCAAACTCACGGCAGACTACAAACCCGTGGTCCTCATGCGCAGTTTAAACATTGCCCCACAAATGGTCAATGACATCAAACAAATCTGGACCCGTAAACTTGTAGAGTTTGATGAAGCAGTAGCCGGCAAAGATGCGGATCTGATACAGGGCTATAACTATCTCACCAAAGTGCAGTTAAAGAATTGCGTAAAGTTCTGTGAGCTTGTGATTTCAGACTGTGGTGCCTATGTGCAGATTAAAAAGGTTGAGCGTAAGCCACGTGCAGTCAAGGCAGTGCCACCAGAAAAACGTGCCGCAAAGTTCAAGTGTATTACAGAATTTGCAGAGCTCAAACTCAAAGGTTTGCCTGCCGCAAGTCTTGTAGACAAAGCAGAAGCTTGGTTGTATGACACCAAAAAACGCAAGTTGATTCATATTGTTGCTGACAGCCATGCGCAGGCGTTCACTGTAAAGAGCAACGCCATCATTGGGTTTAGCACAATAGAGAGCCAGCAAAAAACTCTACGCAAACCAGCAGATGTGCTCAAAGCTATGAGTGCCGCAGGCAAGCCGGCCGCTAGAAAGATCTACAAGGACCTGACCACTACGGAAACACCGTTTAACGGACGTGGCACAGAGAACTTGATCATTCTAAAAAGCTGGTAAATAAAGGGGACGGAGTCCCCCAATGGCAGAACAGCAACAAAACTCGCTTGAGATGCTCAAGCAAAACATGATAGAATATGTAAAGCTTCAACTCGGTGATCAAATTATTGACATCGAGTTGGACCCTGCTCACTATGAAGCCGCGTATCAAAAAACCATAGGCACTTACCGCCAACGTGCATCAAACGCCTATGAGGAAAGCTACAGCTTTATGGAATTGGTCAAAGATGTCAACATCTACCAGTTGCCACAAGAGGTTGTGAGTGTACGCCAGATATTCCGCAGACAGTTTGGTGATGCTACTGGCCAAGCCAGTAACTTTGATCCATTCTCTCAGGCCAGTATGAATGTTTACCTAATGAACTTTAACGTAGCAGGCGGAC